TTCATTACCTTCGATGGTACAGCCAACCGCACAGCCTTTTCCATCTTCCCAATACTGACCTTGGATAATTCTATCCATCTTTTGATGTTCTTTTACCCGAGCAATATACTTTTCTTTTATTGCGCGGTCATTATGGAACGCTAACATTTTACTCATATTGATTAATTTATTTCTAATATTTATATACTATCATAGTATGGCGGTATGGCAAGTATATATGTTAATAACTATTATCCAATACCACCAAATCATTAAAGATATGGTGATCTGATGGGCTAGCATGATAGTCCTTTCTTTCATGCTCGTAAAGGTACTCTAAAACATTCTCCAAGGCTTCTTTTTCTAGTTCAGTCATATTGTTTAATTACAATCTAAGTGGTAATCACTATCTAAAGTTGTTTTGTTACCGCAACGAATACATACAGCTTTTTCCCCATTATCCTCGCACTCCTTGCACTAATACATATCTTGTGGGTTACCACATTTTTGACAGTTATTCATATTATTTTTTATTAATAAACTCTTGTAAAAGCTCTATAGGCATATTGTCCTGCACTTCTTCCTCTTCTGGTTCAAATACAAAGTCATTGAACTGATTAGTTGTGGTAGGGTTTTTAGCACTCTCTACAATCAATATACCGGCAATCATGGCGTATAAAGCGTTCATAGTGTTTAAAATTAATTACTTATAAAATGTTTTTTTGATATCTACTAATTGCTTCCATAAGAGAAGCTCCACTACTAAATGTCTCAAGGTTAAGAGCGTACTTCAAACCATTTATTTTCTCCGGTGTACTAAATCTAGCTTGCACTAATTTAATACCTTTTGTCGTAATTCCTCCATATCTGTTCACCGGCAACCTTATCACCGCTTCTTTATTATTACTTGCTTTGATTAAAAACGTGTTTGTTTTCATATTTTTTTTAATTAATCCTGTGTCCAATCTGGATAAGATTTGCTATTTTCTTCACTTAATCTATCAATATATTGATTAACTACTACTTCATCACAATTAGGACACCCTACCGCTTCTAATGTACACCCACAATTTTCACAATGTCCGTATTTAGCCATATTAAGTTTTTATATAATTTTACAAGGGGTATTTATAATATCTTTGTCGATAAACTGGCCTAGCGATACTGCGAGTTTTGCACTTCTTTTATAGTTCTTATGATATAAATGTATATCTCTTCTTAAACCTGCTTTGTGGAAGTCTAACCATTTATTTATAATTTCCTTTGCTTCATCAGTATTTTTTGCAAAAGTAATTGTGTAATAACTATCTTTATCTCCAAAAACTTGTGTGTAGTACCAATTTTCTATTGTTGTATCGTGGTTGTTCATATTATTTATTTAACATTGATTGATAACAACTCTCGCATAATGCGTCATACCTACTAGCTAATTTGCTCAATATTTCACCCTTTTTAGGTGTAAAATCTTCCGATTGTGGCCAAATTAAGAAATCACTATAAGTTTTAAACCCACATTTATCGCAAGTTCTTATGCCTTCATCGTGTTCTTTTTGTGTAATCATATTATTAGAGTTAAAAGGTTAATCATTGCTTGTAAGTGTGTGTAACCATAAGCTTTCTGGCCTTTGTAATAGGCTACATATTCACCTTGTCTTGATAAAACGATTGTCATGATATTTATGTTATCTACTTATTGGAGAGCTAATATGTCTCCGATATGTACAGTTTATATTATGTCGCTGTCGCTGTCAAGTAGTATAACTGTGTATAAGTAATAGAACACAGAAAGATGATGTTTGTCAAATATGGACATGCGTTTTTAGTGTAAATATTTTTATATATTTTTTGTATGAAATTGGGCTAATGTGGGCTACGGGATTTTTTCTAGTTGTATGATTTTGGGACAGAGGGACAGAGGGACATATGATTTTGAAAACTTTTTCAAATTCATAATTAAAAATGTAAAAGTGAGTTTGACCCAAAAAGGTCAAAGTTTGTCCCTGTCCTCTGTTTTTGTGTGGTGTAATTTGGTAAAAGCGATTTTATGGCTTGGTATAAGGTTGTAAAAACACGCATTACAACACACATTTGACAATCTGGGGGACAAGTGAGAAACGTACTTTGTCCCAATGCCCCGAGCGTTTTGTCAATAGTAAGATATAGCCTAGTTGAGCCATGATTATAACACGATTTGACAAATCGTGGGGGCATTGATGTAATGTACTCTGTCCCACCACACATTTGAGTTTGTCAAGGGTGGCTCTCATAGCCCACATTACCATTCCATAGCCTTGTTAAGCCACGTATAACCGTAACGTCCCAAAAGATATATTGTGCGACGTTAAAAATATGGCTTAGAATAAGGGGCGAGGGGGTCACCCCTATGCCTGATACCCCACCTATAAAAATAAAATAAGTACTGTTACCCCTTTCATTAACCCCCTGTCCCTGTCGTTAGGGACAAACTTTGGGACAAACTTTTTTAAATCTTTGTCCCTCTGTCCCAGTGTCCCATTTTTCTAATGTGGGCTACAAAAAATTTTAAAAAAAGTGTATACTTTTAGTAAGTTAAATTTTCTATGAAATTTAAAAAAAATAAAAAATTGTAATTTTAAAAAAGATGAAAATACCAAATAAAGGATCATCAATGAGACAAATGGCCTATGCCCGTAGGGTATGGGGTGCTAAAGGTCCGGATAAGATGACTATAGCTTTAGATGTTGGATATTCTCCAAGTGTATCCAGATCGGTGGTCTCAAAAATTGAATCTCGCAAAGGATTTAATAATGCGATAGCCCGCCTAGCTGCTGAATCTAATAATGTGGCACTTGCTGCTATACATGAATTTAAAGCAAGAGGGTTTGCTGATTTTAATAATGCGGAGCTAACCAAGGCCCTTTCTGCTATTGCAGGGGCGTGGGAGAAATTTAATAAAGGGATGGTGGAACAAGAGAGGCCGGAGGATAATGGTAAAAACAGATTGAGGACTGTGGTGCTTCAGAATATTAATAAGCAGGTGAATGTGCCAGATAATAATACCCAAGTGATTTCGGCACTTGATAATGCGGTGGAAGGGGAGGTAGTAGGAAGAACAAATTTAGATTTTTAAAAATTAATTAAAAAAACTATGGAAAAATTATTTTATTGGCCTGTATGGCCTAAGACTTTAAATCAGAGATTTGGAGAAAACTCATCTTGTGTTTCAACAGATGGGACTAATAAGGTTATTACTTGCAATGGAAATAATCCTCCAGCTGGGTACAAATCTTTATACGGGGCAGCGGGGCATTTAGGGCTTGATATCAAAGCTTTTCATGGGCAGGAGGTATATTGTGCAAGAGATGGGGTAGTAAGTTTTATTGATACAAATCCAAAAAGTGGGCTTGATATTCGAGTGATTTCTATAATTAATGGAGTAGAGTATCGACATATTTATGAGCATCTTCTTGGGTACAAACCAAAAGTGGGGGATAAGGTAGAGACTGGTCAGATTCTTGGATGGGCTGATAACACAGGATATTCTAGTGGGGATCATCTTCATTTTCAGTTGGAAAAAACGGTAAACGGAGTTTTTGTTCCTATTGATCCCCTTCCTCTTATGGATAATTTCTATGCTCTTGATATTTTATATATACAAAATAAAATCCTATATATAAAGGAGATTCTAGCAAAGATACTTGATACATGGGGAGATAAACTACGAACAAAATAATTGATAATAAATGGCTAACTACGTAGCGGAACACAATGAGAGAATAACAGAAGAGTTGATTCAGAACCAAGATTTAATAAGAGATAAAAGATGGAGATTGGATAATCTTTATTGGATCATTACAAAGGACGGAATAAAGGAGCCTTTTAAAATGAATAGAGCCCAGCTTCACTTTTTTGAAAACTATCTTTCAAAGCCTGGGTTTATTTATCATAGGCATATCATTCTAAAATCGAGACAATTGGGATTTACTACTTTTATTGATATTTTTATATTAGATGAAATTCTTTTTAAAACCAACAAAGAAGGAATTATTATTGCTCATAAAGTGGAAGATGCGAGAGAAATATTTGATAAGAAGGTAGATTTTGCTATTAGGAACATGGCTCCGGATATAAAAGGGGCTTACTTTAAAATAAACCATAACTCATCTAAGAAGATTCAAGTGATGATTGATTATGGACCAGAAAAAGGTTCAACTTCTTCTATTACAGTATCAACATCAGGAAGATCGGGAACATATCACTTAGTGCATATTTCAGAGTTCGCTAAAATGTGTGTTCTTTTTCCAAAGAGGGCTGATGAAGTGGAAGTAGGAACTTTTCCAACCGTTCCTTTTGATGGATTTATTTTTATAGAATCAACTGCGGAAGGTATGGCAGGAAGATTTTATGAAATGTTTAATGAGAGATGGATTTATAGAGATAAAATAACCCCTCAGCTTTCCAGGGTGCAGTTCATTCCCCATTTTTATAACTGGCAGTATGACGATATGGAAATGAAAAAGATTTCGGAGAATATTCCAGTAGCACAAATGGATGAGTGTGAAATTGATTGGGCGGAGTATCAAAAAGAAAATAACCTTACAGATTTAGAGATTACTTATTACTATATGAAATGGCAGCAGCTTGGAGGTAAAGGAGGAACTGATGCTATAAAAAAATTAAAACAGGAATATCCAACTACTCAAGAGGAAGCTTTTCTTTCTACGGGGCAGTCATATTTTCCTATTGCTAAAGTATCATCACTACTTCAAAAAACTGTTCCAGGGGTAAAAGGGGAACTTATTACAAATGAAAAAGGAGAAGTGGAGTTTATTCCTACATCTTCTGGAAACTTTGAAATGTTCAATAAGTCGGAAATAGGCACTAAGTATATTATTGGCGGAGATACAGCGGAAGGTCTTGCTCATGGAGATGCCCAGGTTTTATATGTAATAAATCATAAGACTGAAAATTGTGATGGTTTATATAAATCTCAAGTATCACCAGATGAATTAGCCACAGAAGCTTATAAACTAGGGAAGTTTTATAACTGGGCCCTTCTTGCTATTGAGGTGAACAAAGATGGGTTATGGGTAAATGATGCTTTGGAAAAAATGGGTTATATAAACCTTTACGCTAGAAAGGTTTTTGATGACATTACTCAAAAAATAACAAAGTTTTTTGGATGGAAAACTTCTTCAGCAACCAGGCCATTTGCCTTAGCAGCTTTAAAAGCCACTTTTTTGAGAAAGTTTGAGGGTTTCCCCGCGGCTCTACTAAATGAGATGTTTACTTTTATACGAAATGTAAAAGGAAAACCAGAAGCTATGGATAAAAAGAAAGATGACGTAGTTATGGCAGCAGCTATTGGTTATGCTGTTCTTCAGGAACAAGGAAAGTATATTGCTGACACAACTGGAACAGAAGGGTTTTCACATTTAAAGCAGATGTTCGGAGAAAATCAATAATAATATGGCTAGAGAGAAAAAATCTCTACAACAAAATAAAAAATGGGGAGAAGATAGACAAAAACATAGAGAACATCGCTCCAAAAGAGGAAGAAATAAGATGTTCAGAGATGATTCTCCTATTTTTTTAAATAAAAGAAAACATTTAGAAGAAGTTAAGGCAGGTGTTGACAAATATTCATTGCGTTTATTACGCAACAGGTATAAAATTTAAGTTAATATAAAATTCATGGCAAAATTAACAACAGAAGATAAAATTGTAGTAGATTTTGTGGAAGAAAAGAAAAAAGAGATGAAAAAATCTCAGTATAGAAACAAATTCGATGCTTTAGCCGCTGAAATTTACATAAATCTTGTAAATACTACAGTTTCTTACGGACAAAAATTGTATGAACAGAATGGTTGGGGTTCAATGATGTTTTATAACCGAACAGCAAATGGTGCCTATGATATAAATGTTTACCCTCAGAAGCTTACAGATAGAGATCAGAACCGATCCGGTGTTCCAGTTTCTCAAGAACCTATAGCTTTTTCTAAAATAATGATTGCTACCTCAGTACTTGCTGGTAAATTACCAGATGCTGAGGTTTTTTCTGATGATAAAGTCTACGCTAGAGCCGCTTATGAACTTTGGAAGAGAAACTGGGCAATGAATGGAGCAAACGGAGAGAATACTTTGATCATGACTTATCAGAACCTTCTTACTTTTGGATGGGCAGCTTGGAGAGTTTATCCAAGAAGAGTACAAGTGCCTAGAAATGGAGTAGATAAAATTCTTTTTGATGATATTTACAGAGAACCTCTTGACCCTACAAGAACTTGGCTTGGGGTAGGATTTAATCATGGAGATTATTGGTCCCAAATGGAGGTTTACTATGAAAGAGATATGCCTAAGTCTGAATTTTTTGAAAAATACCCTCAAGCCTTAGAATCCAAGAAACTTTTGGAATATTGTTCTGTATCTGAAGAAGCTAAAGATGAAAATAGTGAAAAAGCTAAAACAAGTGTGACTATTGGATATTATGAGAATGTTTTACTTAATAGATATATTGTTAAATGTGGAAAATTGGTTATTTATGATGGAGAAATGCCTAATGATGAATCTCACGGCTCTGTTATTGTGGTTAGATGTTTCCAAAAGAACCCAAATGATCCGTATGGAGTAGGTCTTTACGAAATGATGAGAGGAAATACTGCTTTATTTACTTATATAAACTCACTTAACGCTCAACAAGTGGAAGCTGAAATATTCCCTCTTTTATTTGGACCCCAAGTTCAAAATGGAACTGCTACTTATAAACGAAGTCCTAATATAGTTAATCCTAAAACTCCAGGATCAACTATTGATGTAGTTAGAACATCTGGAAATGTTTCTCAAGGTATAGGGTTTGCTGATAAACAGAAACAAGCTATTGAGGAAAATACTGGAGTGAATAATATTGTTGCTGGTCAAAATGCAGAGAATACACTAGGTTCAACTGTTATTCTTAAAGAAGCTGCTTACAACCGTCTTACTCCTCCAAAAAACTCTGTAATGAATGGTCTTCAAAAAGATGCCGGTATAGCTTTATCTTGGATGCTACAGACATATCCTGTTGATAAGATTTTTATGATTGATTCAGATGAATCACTCGCAGAGTTTGCTAAACAAAATCCAAACTATTTTATTGAATCAGAACAAATTGTAGGAGATGATGGTGTCCCAAAAGGATATGCAGTAGCTGCATCTCCTAATCTTAGATTAAATTTTGATTTTACTCCTGAAGGAGACTTACTAGAAGATGTGCCACCTAGAACTATTTCAGCGAAAAAACTTTTTGATGAGATGGATGCTCATGGTCACAAATCTAATTATATTGAATTTGTTATTGATGCAGACTCCATGCTCCTTCCTTCAATTGAAATACAGAAACAAACTTTCATGACTCTTTTCCCTGTTATTACAAATCAACTTACTCTTATATTTTCTCTTAGAAATCAAGACCCAGAAGCAGCGGCTTCCCAACTAAAAGCTTTAGAACAGCTTTTGAATATCCAAAGACAAAATATTTATGACTTTATCTCAAAAGAAGATTACGATGCAATTATGGCAAAAATACCTTCTTTGATTCAAAGACAAATGGCTGAGGCTCAAATGCAAATGGACGCTCAAAATACTGCGATGCAAACCGCAGCCGGAGGAGGTGCAGGAGAAGGCACTCCATCAATGGGACAAGAAATGTCAGGTGATGGAACAAGCCCTCTTCAACCTCAAAATGCTAACGAGGTTCCTAGACCGCAAAGTCCCATGGGAGGTGCTATTGATGCTTCAGTTGGTCGAGCAGCTAATTTAGATTATTTCCCAAAGTAATATGCCAATTTCAGATTTATATAATCAAGGAGGTGATAGATTAAGTAAAATTGTAAAACCAATATCTTCTTTTTTTAAAACTCCAAAAGTTGAAGCGTCGTTAGCTCCTACACCGGCACCGGTTCAGTATAATTTAAAGGATAGAGGGGTTCAAATTTCAGATGATGATATCAATTCTTTCAAACCTCTTTTGTACGGAGAAGTTAGTAATAGAACTCCGGATAAACAAGCTTTAGAAGCAAATGTAATTCTAAATACTGCTTTAAATAGAGTTAGAGAATATGGAAATAAAGGTCAGAAAAAGAGTCTCAGTGAAGTTTTATCAATGCCTAACCAGTATCAGGCTTATGGTGGAAAACAATATCAGGCGTATCACAACCCTCCTGATGAAGTAGCAGCAGCTAAAAAAAGACAAGTTGATTTAATAGTTGAAAATATTAGAAATCAAATTAAATCTGGTAAGTATCCTGATAATACACAGGGGGCTTATTATTATGTGCATAATCCTGATAGCACAATTACTTACGATAATTTAAGGCCTTTATTCGCTAAATAAAAAATTATGGAAACAGAGCAGACGATTAAACAAAAAGCTATATTATTCGCTACCAGCGAACATTATGTAGGAGCTGTGGAAATTTTAAAAAAAGTAAGAAGTCAAATAAGTACGATTATTGTTGACACTGAATACGGAACCCTTTTAAATGCTCTTACTTTGGAAATAGAAGCTAATCTTATTCAAAGATTTGTTGTGGAAATAGATAATATTAGGACGGGTAAAAATTTAGAACAAAATGGATAAAAAAGCTATAAAACTTGTAAAAGATAATTATGAGATTCATGTAAAATTCTCAAATGAAGCTATAGATAAAAAATTAGTTAAATTTATTGTAACAGGAGATAACAAGGAGATTATTTTAAGTGCTGATGAAATAATTAGTATCCTTGTTAATCAAGTAAATTCAGAAACTCTTTCTGCTTCTTTTGTGGAATCAGAAAGAATAAATGTTGTCGAGGTCGGTAGACAAATTAGGTGTGTTCTGGATAAAGACTTTAAAAAAGGTGATGTAATAAATATAAACTATACTCACCCTTACCCTCTTGAATTTGCTCTTATTGAGGAGATGTGGAAAATCGCAACTCTTAAAAAAGAATTAGGAGTAACTGTACTTACTGATGAATATATTTCAAGCATAAAGAGTCGTATTAAACCAGAGATGGTAGAATATATGAGTAAGTTTTATAAGTCGTTTAAAAATATTAAAACAAATAATAAAATGGAAGAAATAAACAAAGATGAAGTTGTAGAAAATAATTCCGATCCCATTGACACTGTGGAAGAAGAGAAGGAATCAGAAGAGGATGTTGAAAGTGAGTCTGAAGCTGATGTTTCAGAAGAGAGTTCAGAAGGAGTAATTTAATTAAAATAAAACCCCTACCGTTCAAGGATATGTACGGATATCGAAATGGATGATACTAAACAAAAAGAATTATTGGGAGCCGAATTAGCAGCTCAACTTGAAAAAGAAAAGCAAGAAGAGGAGACTAATAGAAAGATAAAAGAAGCAGAAGAAAAACAAAAAGCTGATGCTGATAAAAAAAAGGCTAAGATTATTCTTAAAAACACTCTTGGAGAGGAAGTGTCTCAAAAAGATTACTTTTATTCTTCAAAGGGTAAAGACACAACTCCTGTATACTTCACTGAAGTATGTGGCAACCCTGTGGATAGAGAGGATATGCTTACAGTTTTTAATAAAATATTTAAACCAAAAGATGGAATTTTGTTTTATAAAACTAGAGACAAAGAGGTTTACATTATAATAGTACCTCTTAAACATTCATCAATTGTAGGCCCACAACATAACTCTGTTGAAGGAGAATTTCAAAAACATGCAATTTCTTTCATTTCTGAGGGGTCTGTAAACCTAGATACTTTGAGAACAAAACTTCAAAGAGTATCAAATACAATTAGAATTGTTGCGGACTAAAAAGTAGTATTGTATTATTAATGTTAACCATCGGACCCAGCACGATACGCTAGGAAAAAACTAAATGGAAAAAGAAAACAATGTAGTAGCAGAAGATGAATCAGTTCTTGATAAAGAGTTAGAAGAATCTATATCTGCTATTAAGTCTGGAAATGAACTTCAAAAAATTGAAGTCAAGCCTGAGGTAAAATCAGAGGAAACTCCGGAAAAACCAAAGGAGGAGTCAACCAGTACTACTCCAACTGTAGAAGCGAAGGAAGAAGGATACCAATATCGTGTACCAAACAAAGGTAAATTTGAATCTGACGAATCATTTGAAAAGCGAACTGAGCTTTTAGACCTCGTTAAGAGACGAAAATTGGCCACAACTCCTGAAGCTAAACAGGCTCTTACGGAGCAAATTAGTACCACTAAAAATCAACTCAAGACTATTAATGGTTCTGACAAAGTTATTAATCCACTTAATCCTGGGGAAACTACTATTCCACCAGAAGAAGATGAGGCTACTAAAGCTGACCGAGAACGTCTAAAACAACTCGGAGGAGCAACTAAAGAGGATATACAAGAAATAATCCAACAGGATCGTATAGCTACTGAAACTAAAAGTACCCTTGAAAATTTCGTAAAAAGACACTCTGAATTAGAGAGTGATGCAGATGTAAGAGAAGTTTTCTTTGATTTCGTTGATGCTAATTTTAATTGGCAAAACAAAACAGGAAAAGAACTTATGACAGTTCTTGAACTGGCAAGGGAAGCGATGTTCAAACCATCCGAAACTATTGAGGAACGAGTACTTAAAGGAGCTAATGTCCAGGAAAAAATTAATGCTATGCAGTTTCCAGGAGGAACTCAAGCAAAGACTGATTATTCTCCAGAAATGCGTAAGTCTATTGATGAACTTAAAGCAACTGGAATGTCTGAAGAGAAAGCTGTTGAACTTCTGTCTGAGTAGTACATACCCACTAAAAATTTATGGCATTTATACAAAGCATCATAAAGAACCCTACAAGGTCTCTTTCAATGCAAAATAAATCTACAGCCCAGGTTACAGCAATGAAGGAAGTCCTAGATTTGACTGCTGGACTTGCTGTACCTGCTACATCTGCTTCAACAGTTGCTACAATAATTGGTGTTTCAAACCAAGCTATTTCAGTAGCAGATGCACTTACACAAGTGCCTGTTATAGACCTGTTCCAGCAAGATGTATGGGTTGTAGATTCTACAAACAACTCAAACCCTCTCCATAACGGACAGGCGATGATTCTTACTGATTCTACACACGTTAATAACACAGGTATTACAAGTGCTGTTGGTGTTGTTGAACAAGTCGGTGTGTATGGAGTTCCAGCTGACAAGAAGATTCTTGTTAGATTCATTACGTTTTAATTAACAGCTTAATCTTTTAAAATACTAATATGACAGGAACAATAAATGACTATGCTGTAATCGTTAACAACGTATTAAAGCATATAGCACCAAAGGTATCCCCTACGGTGAAGGCAGAATACTTGGACTTCATGTACAAGGTAGATGATAACCAGAGAATCTATTCAGATACTGGTGTTACTGGTTTAGGAATGGCCGAAATTATTCCTGACGGTGGTGTAGGTGCTTCTGATGCCCCTATTCAGGGTTATTCAAAGAACTACGTCCAAATGCACTTTACAAAGAAAGTTCGTTTGACTTTCCAATCTAACTTCTTCCTTTTTGAAAGTGCTGCTGCAAAAATAAAAGCTAGTGTTAAATCAAAAGTTCTTGATGGTAAAAACGCAATTACTCATGCGAAAAACTATCTTGCTCAATCTTTGTTAGCACAAGGTTTTAATACATCTTTTACATGGGTTCCAATTAATGCAGTTGGTGTTTCTACTCCAATTTCAACTCTTGGTGCCGATGCGGTTGAGTACTGGTCACAGACTCACCCTATGGAAGACGGCGGTCCAGCTTGGTCTAACGTGGTTGTGGATGGAGCTACTCCATCTCCTCAGTTTACTTACTCTTCACTTTTGGCAGCTAGAAGACTACAATCTTTGAAAAAGGATGGTCGTTCTCTACCTTTGATGTCACAACTAGATACTCTTGTATGTAGAAGTGGATCAACAACTGCTCAATTTGCTAAGACTATTAAGAGTACTATTGATAAAGGTCTTGCTCCTCAACAGACAAACCTATTCAATAACGCTCCTGCAACTTCAACATTTAATGTTGTTGAACTTTCTCCTTACGAGAACTTAGGTATGTCAGGTCTTGCATGGGGTATGTTTGACTCAAACATGAAGAATGCTGACTACGGATTCTTGTATATCGAAGCTCTTCCAACTCGTGCTGAACCAGCCGTTGTTGACTTGCTAGGTAACCAAGACCTCGTTTTGAACTTTAACTCTCTCTGCGTGATGGGTGCATCCGACTTGAGAGGTTGGGTTTGGTCTGCGGGTGATGGTGTTACTACTTAGTAGTTTATCCTTGGGGAATCCGAACTATCGGATTCCTTATTGGGTAAATTAAAAGAAATAATTAAAATAATATGTTACAAGATGCACATTCAATGAAAATTTCTCTACCGGTTATTGCTCCGGTAGGAACTACAGATGTAATTGATGCTCTACCAGATGCCTGGATTTACATACATGAGCTTATTGGTGACCTTGAGGCTAATGGAACTCTTGAAGTTAGACAAGGTCTTCAAACAGTAGGTATTTTCAGATTAGATGCAGGTCAAGGTATTACTCTTCAAGACGAGCCAGGAGAAGATAATCGTCCTCGTTTTCAGTGTAAACCTGGAGAAGCTTTCACTCTTGTGGTTACTGGAGGTACATTCAATGGAGCTGTTTCTTACTCAATAAGATACTAAAAAATGGATCAAATCTCTGTTGAACAAAATGATCAGTTAAAGAAGTGGTCATCTGATAGAGATGCTATTGTTGCTGATTTGCATATAAATACACAGAAAAACAGCCAATTAATTTCTGAAAATAAAACTCTTTCAGAAGAAAATAAACAATTACATTTTGAAAATGATAGCTTTAAAAAGCTTTTAGATCAAAAAAGTTTTATTGAATCTGAAATAAGAAGGTTAACTCCAATAAATAATAATTTAGAAATTATAAATCGTAATTTAAACGAGACTATTTTATTTAATCAAGATTCTATTAATTTTAAATCCTGGGTAGGTCAAAGAGATGCTATTTTAGTTGAAATATCTAATTTAAGAGAAGAAAATAAAAAATTATCTGAAGAAAACATATCTTTTTCTGATTCAAATACAGAAATATCTGATAAAATAAAGAAAAGTGAAGGTAAATTAGAGGAATTAATTAAAAAAGAAGAGGAATTTTCTACTCTTATTAAATCTGATAATGCTGTTCTTAAGGTAGAAAAATCTGAATTACAAACTACAAATCAAGGTCTTAAAACTGAGAATAATCTTTTAGAAGAAAAGAAAAAAGGTCTTCTTATGGATATAGCCAATCTATCTTCTATCCATGAAAATATATATGAAAAAACTAATGGCCTAGAATCTCTTGTAGGTGGAATTGTAAAAGTATCTTCTGATAATGCAACTGTAATTAATAGAATGTTTGAATCAGCGGCTACAAACCTTCAAAAAGTTATTGATATTGGAGAGAAGAATGTAGATAAAACAAATAAACTTGTACTAGATATACCTAAGATAATTGTCGATCTTCATAGAGATGTAGTTGAAAGAAGACGAATTAGTAGAATAAGACCAAAATAAATTAATGACTTATTTAGCAAACCAAGCGGGGGACCCCAATGATGTAGGATATTTTGCTACAGAAGCAGCTCTTATTGCTGCCTATCCTATAGGTATCCCTGGACTATTTGCTATTGTAGGAGAGACAAATACTATTTGGGTGTGGGATGAGGATTCAATGATGTGGGTAAATACAGGAAATTCATCTCCCCAAGGACCTACTGGATATACTGGCTACACTGGACCAAATGGAGGAGGTACTGGCTACACTGGTTATACGGGGAGAACTGGCTACACTGGCTACACTGGTCCTACAGGATACACGGGCTACACAGGACCTAATAACGCTACTATTACAGGATATACTGGCTATACAGGACCTAACGGAGGGGGTACTGGTTATACCGGTTACACTGGACCAAATGGAGGAGGTACTGGCTATACTGGATACACAGGACCAGGTAATTTTACTGGTTATACAGGGTTTACCGGGTATACCGGTACTACAGGTTACACTGGTGCAGGTAATTTTACCGGTTACACTGGTTATACAGGATATACTGGTACTGCTGGAACTCAATATCTATGGAAAGGAGCTTGGAATAGTGGTACAGCTTACATTGTAAATGATACTGTTCAATATTTAGGTTCTGGATATGTTTCAATACAAAATGGCACAAATCAAACTCCTGCTATAGGAGGCACAGCTTATTGGGACCTTTTAGTAGAAAAAGGTTTTACTGGTACTACTGGTTATACAGGATACACAGGTCCAGGAAACTTTACGGGTTATACAGGGTATACCGGTCCTACAGGTTATACAGGAACTACCGGCTACACAGGTTATACAGGTAGGACGGGTTACACAGGTTATACGGGGTATACTGGTTCTACGGGCTACACTGGTCCTACAGGTTATACGGGGTATACAGGACCAGGTAACTTCACTGGTTATACGGGATACACAGGCTATACTGGTAGTACTGGTTATACTGGTCCTACAGGGTTTACAGGAACGACTGGCTATACAGGATACACTGGATATACAGGGGCTACTGGATACACAGGTCCTACGGGTTATACCGGAGCAACAGGCTACACAGGTTATACAGGACTAGGTAATTTTACTGGTTATACTGGCTACACAGGAACCACAGGCTATACTGGTCCTACAGGTTACACCGGCTACACAGGAAGAACTGGATATACGGGATACACAGGAACTACAGGGTATACAGGTCCAAGTGGATTAGCTGGAGGAACTCTTACTGGAGTAATTAATTTAGGAGAAGGAGCTGATCCTGCAAC